TATTTTCTATTGTTATCAGAATCTACTTCTCTTAAAATTCTAAGTTCAGCGTCTTGGATAAACCCATTTAAAATAGTATCAGTAAATACATTTGCATTTACTTCTGTGTAATCTTTAATTTTTTGTCTTAATTCTGTGTATGTCATGCTCTATCATTAACAGGTCCAGCTAAACATTGGAACCCGCCTCCTGTTTCTGTGCTGCTTGCAGCACTGATTAAATTAAAAGTAAAACTATTGTTTTGTGTAACCGTTGAAGGTTGACCCGCTTGTGGTACTACTGTTGGAACCATGGTCACGGAGTAAGCTCCGTAGACTTTCGCTCCGTTTGAGTGTGCACTTACGGGTGTGTTTTTGGGAGTCTGTCCTCTAAAAGGAGCAGCTGTTCCTCGAACACAATTCGATAAAACGTTTCCTGAATTACCATTGTAAAAAATAGTTTCAGTTTCAAACAATCCAGATGTTGCATTTACTTTTTCAATTGCAATGTATCCTTGACTTGGAAATGCAGAAGAGTCTGTTAAAGTTATAGAAATATCTGTAGCAGTAATGTCACCATTTAAAGTTGTCTGTAGTTGCAAAGTAGAAACTGCTACTCCACCCACTGGAGATTTAACATCATAAAATCTTATAAAGTCTCCTGTCTTATAATCACTGAAAGGAAAATTAACTGAAACTTGAGTAGACGCATTAGTCATTGTAAAAGGATTTTTAGGTAAAAAATCTGTAGTTGGAAACTCTGTTCTTGCGGGTCTTGGATGTGGTAATCCTTGAGGATCCGCTGTGTATGGTTTTGGTTCTAACTGTGGTTGTTTAGGTTCATACTCTGAAGTATGAACTCTTGCACCATTCCATTCTTTTACCATTTCAGTATATGGATATGCTAATCCAGATCTGTCTGAAATAAATAATGCGTATTTTCCTTTTGATAAATTTCCCATAGTTATATACTCGGATAATAAGTTTTAGGTGAAATGTAAACACTAGCTGAAGAACCATCTTCTTCTAGAGCTCTAGCCAATTCATCCTCATAAATTAATTTTAATTCTTGTATTCTTGGTTGTGCATATTTCATAGATAGATAATACGTTAATCCTGCTACCATACAAGGTACAAATCGGTAAGGTACATCAGTAGCATTTGTATAATCGCCTGCATCTTGTATTCTTTTTTCGTAATAAAAATTTATAACATCTCCATTTTGAGTAGAACTTGGAGTTAAATAAATTGTTATCAAAACATGGTCAATGAATCTTTGAACAAAATATTGTGATGGTTGACCTGTTGCCGTTTTATTTGACAAAGCTTGAAACTGAGATCTATTAATTTTTTCTAAAGGAGAATCTACATTAGAAGAATTTCTGTAAGACATCTCTAAAATTTCTGTAGCTTGATTGACGAAATTAGTAACAGCAGCTCCATTTGAGTGAGTTGCAGCTGTAGTTCCGTTAACTCCTCGAGTTACCCCAGTTAATTCTAAAGAACTAAATCCAGTGTAAGAAATATTTTCAGATCCAACATTTATAGTTCCTGAATCAGGCATACGATCTTTTGATGCAATAGTGATTCCAGTAGTTGCGGATGTAGAAGAAATAGCAGCAGTTAAAGTAGATGTAACTCCATTGGAATTACCATCGGATGTTGCTCTAAAAATTCTATATTCGTTTTTATTAGTTTCTAAAGTAATATTAGTGTTTGCTACTTCCCAAAAATGAAGACCTCTATTTCCCCATTCCTGAAACATTATGTTTAAAGATCTTCGAGCAGTTTTTAGATTATAACCGCTCATGTCAAATTGACCGAGTCTGTTGTAAGACTCTTCAATTATCTCATCTATTTTAAACGTTTTGTCAAACGTTGTAGTGCCTGAAGTAACGTTGGCCATTTAGACTCCTACGAATTAGCACCGCCGCTATGAAAGACAGTGATAGCAGTAATTTGTTCAGTTGTAAAAGCAGAGTAAACATCTGTTTTAAATAAAATAGGAACAGGAAAATTCACAGTCATGTCATGAATATGTGCTCCTTTATTTATTTTAACTTTTGATGTTCCAGTTGCTCCACCATCTTTAAACTCAAGAACTCCAGCTTGGTTTGGTCCAGATACATGAACACCGTAAACTCTTGTTCTACCGCTTTGAACAGTTTTTGTTTCCGTAGTGACGTTAGTTGCTACACCATCAATTGATGATCCTGCGTATATACTCATATTTTTCTCCTTAAAATTTTATGCGGGCCCGAAGGCCCACATCTAATTATTTATTATACAGGTCTAGCTGAATCGTTCCAGTAGTCTTGTAAGTACGTAGCTTCGATTCTTGCAGTACCAGCATCTGCTGAGTTAGTTACAACAATTGCATATAACTCTATGTCAGTTGCTCCAACTTTCCATCTCTCAGTAGCTGATTGTAACATTCTTAATGGTCCAATTGAACCAGCTGCAATGTTATGAGCTGCTGCGATGTCAGTAGCATTATCTGCTCCATCACCTAAAGCTAAAGTTGATGTACTTGAATTATTCCAAAGTGTTTCAACAAAAATTGAAATACCAATTATTTGTGAGTACGCTGGAATGATTAGGCCAGTAGCAGTAGCTGTAGTGTCATTGTAGTTGATTAAAGTTGGTGCCATTTTTGACACTGCTGTAAAACCAACATTAGCTCTGTCTGTTCCAAGTGTAGTACCTGTAGTGTATTGAATCGTTCCCGATTTTATCGGTCCCGAAAAGGTTGTTCTTGCCATGTTATCCTCCTAGTTTTCCGAATACTGTCTCTAGGCCGTCGACTATACGCGTCAGTATTCTAATTAAATGTATAGTGGATTATTTATATATTAGTTTTTAGTAGAGTGCAAGAGAGCCTTCAATGTGGAGTGAATTTTTCCAACGATGTAGCTTTTGTTTAAGTAGCTACAGAAACTTGTGGAGCGGCACCATCAATTGTATTCTGCCTGTGAGCAATAGCTGCTTCTTCCAGCTTGATCTTCGTAATGACTTCTCTAATTTTGTCATCAATTCTGACCATATCAAGAGTATATTTATCATTGTCAATATGCTCCTGTTCCCACTTCAACTCCAAGGACCTTTTTTGTTTGTAAAGGTCTTGTATCATTTATAACCTCCTCATAGGTTATTCTGTTTAACGGGCCGAACATTCCCGTCTTTTCCCATTTTATACCTTTATCTCCTAGTTTGTCAAGTATAGCATTTTCTACACTTTTAGTATTATCCTCAGCTAAAACAGTAAATTTAGTGTGATAATCGTAGGCCCAGATATTAATGAGAAGTTTTTTCATGTTTTTCTTTCTTATTTTTAGATTGAGGCGGAACTATGTTCCGCCTCAAAATTATTTATTAACTTACACCTGGTGAAGCAAAGATTCCTCTAAAGTCAGAAACACCAAATTGGTATCTCTCTCTAGCTTTGAATCTTAAGTTACCAGTATCAAAGTCACCTTCCATCGCTGTTTTGATTGGAGTTCTAACGAAATGTTTCATTCCATTAGGAACATCCGTAATGATGAAGAATGCATTTGGATCAGTTAAGAAATTATTCACTCTGTAACCTTGAGGAATCATTCCCATTGATCTCATAGCATTGATATCATTATCAGCTGTAGCAACTCTGCCTTCAGACTTCATGATTCTCTCAGCTGTAAATTGCAGAGCTGAAGGAATAATTAACTTAGTTCCTTTAGCTGCAACTTTTAAGCCTCTTTCATCAGTGAAAGCCGCAATATCAATTAACGACTGCTCTAATGAAGTTTCATTTAAGTCTGCTGCTGTTGCAAGTGTGTTTGATACAGTACCAGCAATTGTTGGGTGGTTAGTAGCAAATAAATTGCTTCCGTCACCTGAAGTGAATCCACCGCCGAATCCATTAATTAATGGATTAACTGCTTTAACTTGCTTCGTGTTAGCCATAGATCTAGCTAACGCTTTTGTATATCTGCTTGACAGTCTGTCATACAGGTTATCTTCCACCGCTTCCTCAGTAATCGCGAAGGCAAGAGCCACAGTTTCCATAGTGTATCTTGCAGTGTAAGTTTCTTGAGCATTGTCAAAAACTACACCTGAACCTTCAGGTTTTACTTGAGCATTAGCGAAACCAGATAACATAACTTCTTCTTCAAAAGCTCTGTCTGATGTTTCTGTTGCATATATCTCAGCATGTTGGTTTTCGTATCTTTTGTATTCCAAGCCGAACAGTGCGTTCAAACCTGGCTCTAGTTCTTTAACTAGTTGTCCTCGTGATATAGCCATAATTTAATCTCCTATTCTGCTATTATACGCCAGCTTGAGTTTTCAAGAAGTGTTCGTTGATCATTACAACAAAGTTAACATGCGATGCAGTTAAATCATTGTTCTTAATGTCTTTTGAAACACCAACCACTCTTAATTGTCCAGAAGTTGAACTCAAAGTTGAGTCATCTAGCTCGACACCTGAAAGGTGATCATGTGTACTTCCTGCTGCATAAGTGATGTCATAGTTCATGAAAACATCAGTTTGTGCAGAAGCTGTTGTGTTGTCTGATTGTATCTCAAATCTTTCATACGGATCTGAAGATACAAAGCCTACGATATCTGTAGCAGTATTAGCTGCTAATAGATGGTTCGCAAACGTTGGTTTACTTGTATTCGCGTCAGTAAAGAAAACGCCGTTTAGAGCTCCTAGTAAAGAATCTCCTGCCGCTGCTACTCCGATAGTTCCAGTGTTTAACGCTTTTACTGGATCTTGACCGAATATAGCTCCTGCAGATGCTGCAATACTAAATTCTGCTAAACCTTGGTTGTCTCTATTCTGACCGATTTTTCCTATCGCTCTTAGACCGAAAGGACTATCTTGGTTTGCCATAGTTTATCTCCATTGTTTAGTTTAATTGATGTAACTAGAAATTGTTAAAAAACTATTTCTTCGTACCACCAAAAGTTACACGAGTATTTCTATCAACACTGATAGGCATACTTGGATGCTCTTCCCTCATGAGATCGTTGTCGAAAGCTTCATTTTGTTCGCGAGCTTGTTGTTGATAATAAGCTGCGTACTGCTTTGCGATCTCTTCAGGTACTCTAGCGAGCACTAGGCCACCTTGACCGATCACTCCCTTGTATTTACCGTTTTGTACAACTGCGTAGTCTGCTTCGTTGTATTCGTCAGCTCTAACTAGTTCAAAGCCAGATCTTAATCGACCTTGTACGTTAGCAGAGTCGTCGAATCCCATTGATTCAGCTCTAAGCCATCTGTGTACAAATCCTGCCGGTGCAGGGGGTGCATCTAATAAAGATGGTGGAGACCAGACTTTTGGTCGAGATTCTTTTTCTCTAGTCTGACTCGCACGTGAAGTTTTTGTTTTATCGTTTTCCATGCTTATACTCCTTCCGTGATTTTTAATTGTTCCGCATAGTCTTTAAGTGGCACACCCAATTTTTTAGCAATTGCTACCTGTGAAGGTGTGAGTTTCACAATTTTGCGACCAGACGTTTTGCTACTACGCGTTGCGGATGCAACAGTTTGAGTAGGCTTAGTCGTTTCAGTGGAAGCTATTGTATCAAACTTGTGCGGAAATTCAAGTCTTATTCTTCTATCTACTTCTGAATAATACTCTTCAGGTTCAGTATTAGGATCATATCCTTCAATTTCTGTCAATTGTCTGTGTATTACTTTTGCTCCCTCTGTCATAATTGGATCCTTGTTGAACCAAGTATTCTTTTGAGCCCAGTCTCTGGCTCTAGGATCTACTTGTCTCGGCATTTCCACTTGTTCTTGAGGTTGATTTACTGGTGTTTGTGCTTTTTTATCAGCTTGTCTTGCTTTTAAATCAGCAAGTCTTGCTTCTTCGTAACCTAATCTTGAAATTTCTGCACTTGCAGCAACTTCAGATTTTAAGTCACTTTCTTCTCTAGCTTTTGCAAGTTTTGCAACAGCCGCTTCCATACCAGCTTTAATTCTATTTTCTTTTTCAGATACAAATCCTGTATCTAATTTTGTAAGTCTAGAATTAAGTTGTTCTTTTTCAGCTAAAACACTTTTTGCATACAGAGTAGCAGCTTCTTCACGTCTTTCTGCTTCTCTCATTTTTTTAGTTAATTTAGCTATTCTTCTTTTTACTCCTTCTGAGTATTCTTCTAATTCTTTCTTTTGCTCTGTATTTTTTTCTTTGTCTTGAACATCAGTTGGCTCAGCAGATTTCTCAGATGAGTCATCGGCGACACCACCGTCTTCAAGTTTTGTTTCACGTTCGTTTTCATGTGATTTATCCTCTGCAGGTTGTTTGTCATCTTGTTGAGTTGTCTCTTCTACCAAAGTTTCTTTTGGTGGATCGAGTTCAACTTCTGCACCTGGACCGGATGTATCAATGTCAACTACTTTGTCTACGTCTTGCATAGTTTCCTCCTATGGTTATTAAAAATGATGAAGTATATCTTCGGGGTTGTCGATTGTAGCTAATACTTCATCGTCATTTAGCAATCTTACTTCGCCCCCGTCAATTTGTATTCGTGATCCTGCATATCTTGCAAAGATCACCCAGTCACCCTTTTTGCACCAAGGGCCTTCTGGAAATTTTTCTTTATCATAACAATGTGGACCCATTGCTAAAACTAATCCACATGTTGATGCTACTTGCTGTCTCTCAATAGTATCAGCTCCTAAATATAACCCACCTTTTGTTTTTTCAGCCATCTTAAATGGTAATACTACCATTCTCCAGCCAGTAGGTTGCGGTAATTTATTTGATTCTTTTGTTTTTAAACGCTCGTAAGCGTCAACTTCTTTTTTTTCTTTTGCTTTGTTTTCTTTTTCGTATTTTTCAGATAAAGCATTTTTATGCTTTGGTATCTCTGTCTTTTCCAATATTAACGACTTTTCCGTCTGTGCCATCTTTAGCTCCTTTGTTTAGCAGGTTGGATATTTCCCCTGAAATAAATTGGTAGGCGTGTGCCTGTCCTAACATGTACTTGTATTTTTCCATGTTGTCAACACCACCACTTACCATCGTATCACCAACTTGTTGGTAACGTTCTTTTAACATTTTTTGTATTTTTGTTATTATTGTAATTTCATCCATTTTTCTATTACCTCTAGTTTATCTTCTGCTTCAGCAATTTTTCCTAACAGTTTATCTATTTCATCTAAATGTTGAGGATGTTCACCAATCCCAACAGGTTTAAATAAATAAACATTTATAGTAGCTTTTGCTTCTGCTATTTGTGCTTGATATCTTAATCTTAATGCGTCTAACATTTCCATCGTCTACGTGCCTGTCTTAATCTGGAATTAGGATTAGCCGCAGCTTTAGGAAATTGTTTCATTTGACCTGCACTTCTTGCACAATATGACTTTCTTCTTTTTGCTGCAGCAGAACCTTTTTTAACTTTTCCAGTTACTGCTGTTTTTAGTTTGCTGCCGGGATTTGCTCTTCTATAGGCTTTGACCCCAGCGGTAGTCATGCCTGCTCCAGACTTTGTAGGTCTAAAGTTTTTCTTATTTCTTTTCGGCATTACGTCGCCGCCTCTTTTAAAACCTTGAAGCAAGGCACCGTAATATTTTTTATAACTTTGGTTTTCTCCTGGACCACCTTTTATAAAACTACCTGTGTATTTTGTATTTGGCATTTTCATATTAGTCCTCCAATGTATGCACTTTTTCTTTTTGAAAAAGTTGCAACGTTAGTTGGTTTTGGTCCAGTGTTACTCACTGCTCGTTTTCGTTTGACAGCACTCGCCTTTTGCGAGCTTGACATCCGTGTGGCTTTTGCAAGTGGGACGCATTTTGGATACGCTCGTTTGCTCCCTTTCTGACGACCGCAAGGTTGATACTTGCCGTTCTTCTTCGGGGCTCCGATGTCCACCCATTTTTCGTCTAACCATTTCTTTAGACCACTCATCTGATCTCACAACCTTTACCTTTTTGTGCAAGTCCGCCGCTTCCTTTTTTCTTCCTACCTACTTTACCTTTGCAATATTTAGATGCCCAAATATTTGCATATGCACTAGGGTAAACCGAAAATTTTTTCTTCGCGGCTGCTTTACCTGCGGGACAAAGTTTAGCCATGAGCTCTTTTTCCTCTTTTGTAACCCATTCGTTTTGCAACTGCTGGAGCTACTTTTTTAAGTTTTCTTATGCCTTTTCCTTTTTTCCCTTTTGGAATTGGTTTTTTCATAATTAACTTACTTGTTTATTTTACCAGATTTTTTAGCTTTGCTTCCGAATCTTCCATAAGAATCATCTCTAGAAGCTTTTAATTGCTTCTTAGTTCTTTTCTTTTTAATTCTCATAGCAATAGACTCATCTTTTCTAGCTTTGTAACCTTGTTTTTTCTTACCGACTTTGCCACCTTTTTTATACATAGCTCCGCCTCTCATACCCATGTCATCTTTATAATATCCAGATGCCATGTCTTTTCTAGCAGTAGACATTTTACCACCACCTCTTGCAGCTTTTCTAGCTGACATGTTTCTTATTCCGTAATCGTTTCTCATTTTTTTCCTCCTCTAAAGATTTGTGTACCCTTTATACCATATATTGACGCCACGACAAGGATCCACAAATTGGTGAACCATGACGGGAGCTGTGAGAACATGTCGAAGAACAATTTTACTTTGTCCATCGCAGTTGGGTCATCTGATATGACCGCCCAGGCCAGCACCAACACGGGCAAACTTAAAATTATCAAAACGGCCTCGTCCTTCCAGTCTGATTGACGAGCCTCTAACAACTTGCCCTGGTAAGCTTCATCACCTCGAGCCATACGTTCAGCATGCATTAGTTGTGCATCAGACATTGCCATTTTTGTTTTCTGCTTGTTAGCATAAATTTTACTACCAGCAGAGACGGCTAATTTAATAGCTGACAACCACATACTAATACCAAGTTGCTTTTTTATTTTTAGACTTCAGCATTCTTCTAGTTCCTCTAACTTCTACTTCTTCACCAACTGCAATTTTATTAAAAGGTGCATCTTGGTTAGTTAGGATCTTAGATCTAGGGTCTGTTGTTGTGTTTACTTCCGGTGTAGGAATTTCCTGACCACCAGTTGCATTTGACATTACAACTTCTCCTTTTCTGCCTACTGACATTTTATCTTTTAAAGCCATATTTTCTCCTTCAGGTTATTATATTTACTTTTTCTTAAAATTTCTACCAAAATCGTGTATTTTACTTTGGTTAGCCATTTCTTGTTTAGCAATAGATGTAGCTGCTCTTAATTCTGCTAGGTCTTCGTTCTGTTCTAGCTTATCATCTTTGTTTTGTTGGTTCATAAACGCTTTCATACGGTCAAGATTGATCTTTTCTTGAGCTTGTTCAGATTTAACGAAGTCATCTTTTGCTCTGATGTCTAATTCTCTTGCTTTTAACTTAGCAATTGGGTCATTTCCGTACTCACCCATCAATTGTTTCTCTTCTTTAGCAAAATCTTCAAACATTTCTGCAATTAAAACCGATTTTCTAGCTTCAATCTGCATAGTCAACGCCATCATCTGTTGTTGAATCTGCGGATCTTGTGCCATTGCAGGATTCATCTTCATTTGTTGCTGCATTTGTTGCATTTGAATAATTTGATCTTTAAATTCTACTTCAACTTGCTCTAATGCCATCAAACTTATGTGTTCAAAAATGTTTTTTTGCATTGAAGCAGTTACCATTGGATTATTTCTAGCCATTGATGATGTCATAAAATTTAAATGAGCTGTAATGTGAGCTCTATGATCTTGTCCTTTAAACGCTTGGAAAGGTTTTCCTGCTAAAGCTTGTATTGCTTCAATACTAGGGTCCATTGGTTGTGGTCTTGGCACAGGTTTTAGAATCATATCAATATTTTTTACACCTAATGCTTCATACATTGCACGATATGCATTGTATAAATTATGCATAGCAGGATTAGATTGTGCTAATTGTAATTCTGCTTGAGCAATTGATATTCTTTGAGTTTGAGAAAATATATTTGGATCAGCCACAGGTAAAATATCTATTCTATCATCAAAGTCTGTTTTCTTAACCATTCTTTGACCACCAACAACGTCATACGGATATTGTTCTGGTAGATATAATTTAAATACTCTAGCCAACATTTTAAATTCATTTTTTAGACTCACATAAATTCTTTTGTGAATCGCAGACATTGTTCTGCTCCCTTTCTCCAACAAAGCCACTGTCGTTCCCACTGCTGCTTGTTGATTCCCATCACCTACTTGAAGGTCAGCAATAGACGCGAAACGCTGTCCAGCTGATACAACGACACCCATAAGTTGTAAGAGAGTCTGTGATGGTTCCTTAAATGGAAGAGCCATAAACGCATCTTTAATATTACCACCCGGAGCATCCACATCTCTAAACTCGCCTGGAGTTATAGACTGGGCATCATCACGTATTCTAATGCCACGCCTCTTAAATCCTGCTGGTAAATTGGAGAGAGTACCAGCATCTAATAGTGATCTTAGAGCTGCGGTTGCAGTTCTTGATAAACCACCGATCATATGAATTAATCCAAACCCATAAAAACCTAAACCGGGTAAAAATTTAAAGTGTACAAAATAAGAAATTTTCTTTTTCTTTGGATCATCTAATTCATAATTTCTTCTGATAGATAAAACTTCACGTGATGCTTCTTCGATTGTTACAATGTAAGGAAGTTTAATTCCTGTTGGTTCGCCTGCAGAGTCTCTATCTTCAAAACCTTCTAGATCTAAATCAATATGAAACTCTAAAATATTATAAACGTCTTCATCTTTTGTTTTTGTAATTCCTTCTAATTCTCGTTCTTTTCTTTCAAGATCAGATTCAATATCACCTGGTTGTCCGATATCTAAATCTCTATAGAATCCTCCAACCATTTGTTTTCTTAAATCGTTTCCTTTTGTTTTAACACGATGTACTACAGCTGTTGCATCTTCAAGAGATGTTGCAGTATAAGGTACTACTAAATCTTCTGCAGGTACAAACTTAGAAACTGCTCTACCTAATAAATCATCATAGTAAACTTTTTTAAATGCAGATCCTGCTAATGGTAAATAAAATAATAACTGATCAAACTCTGGTTCGTATTCTTTCATTTGATCCATCAACTGATAGTTCATAAAATCTTTAACTCTAGTTGATTGCATTTCTTTTTCTGGAGTGGGAGCTCCCATAATTTGAGTTCTTACAGGTCCATCAGCCGGTAATAATTCTTTATATGCCAACGCTTGAAATTGCGTAACTGCTTCTGCAAGTACCGGATGAGTTGCCCCAGCTGCACCTGAAAATGGTTCTGTTCGATCTTCATATTTAAATCCTAACAGATCTAAACCTGTAATGTAAGTGTGTTCCCATTCTTTACGAGACTCTTTGTAGTCCATGTAGTTTTGATTTAATTCTGAACCTAAAGGACCTAACACATCCTCTGGTAGTAACTCAGCTAAATTGTCAAAGTGATTTTCACTTTGTGCTTGGTTAAATGCTCCAGGTTCAAAATTAATTTCTACACCGCCATCTTCTGTCGGGGTAATCTCTGTCTCACCAGCGTCGGGTAATGATTCTTTAATTTCTTCAGTGGCCTCTACTTGTTCCTCGGGCCCTGGTATCTCAACCGATTTTCTTATTTCGGTTAATGCTTTGTCTATATCTGCCATTTATTTTCTCCAATCTTTCTGGTTTACCTTGTTTTGTTTGATTAATCAAGCCTCGAGGATCGGGGCCACTTAATGGTGGTATTTGATCCAACTTTACGTGTTTCATGTTTTTAATTAATGTGGGATTCTTTTTCATTTCTTCCTCCTCTTCTATTGTATAGTTTTTCCACTCAGGTTTATACCTATAATATTTAAGTTTGTATCCTCGTTCTTTTAACTCTTTGAGTCGTTTTGGTGTCCAGTAAAACATTGTATTCCTTTCTGTATAAAAACATTATAACATAAAATCCTACAAAAGTCAAATCACCAATAAAACTTCTTTTTTCGTTTAGGTCGTTCTTCCTCCTTATAATCTTCTGGGTGTCTTATCAACCCTCCTTGTCTAAATCTCATTAACGCTTGAGTCATGGAATCTACTAAATCGTCATGATCACCATATGGAAAGGCAGCACATTCCTCTACCATTTCTTGAGCAAACTCTTGATCCAAAGGAGCCCACACTTGTCCAGCTTCAAACATAGGGGAAACTGCATTCACTCTAGCAATTTTATCTTGACCTTTACTAGGTGTAAAATTTACTGCAGGTATTCCCATTTGTCTAAGTTCATACATCAAAGGTAAACCAGATGCTTTAGCTTCAATAATAACTGTTTGAGGATTCCAATATTTATATTGTTCTAATGCAACTCTTCTAAGCTCTGGAAATTCTAATCGTTCTTTGTATGAGTCTAATAAAATTAATTGTGGAGCTGCGTCTTCGTTTGGACGAAAAACTCCCCATGTTGTAATTGCACTATAATCAGCTGTCTCCTTTTTTAAATATGCGGTATCATAAGATTGTATAACATGTTCAACCACAGGCATGTTTTCGTGTTCCCAATCTTTCCACCATTCTCTCTTGATGAGAGCTCCTTCTTCTGAAGTAGGATTCTGCATGTACTGTGCATTCCATTTCGCAACACCTGCAGATGCTTTTACTGATTCGAGGTCCTCGATCTTCCAATATTCAGGCCAGACTGGTTTACCATTGGGTAGGATTGCAGGAAATTCTATAACTTCCCATTGATCTGCATTTTCATTTTTCTGAGCGTTAATTAATTTTTGTGTAAGATCCTTAGTGCTCCAACGAGTCATAACTAAAACAATACGACCTCCTGGTTGAAGCCTTTGCCGTGGTCCACTGGTATACCACTCCCATGCATTATCAAATGCGATAGGTGAGTTTACATCTTGCTCTGAGTGTGGATCATCTATAATCAATAAGTCTGCACCTCTACCTGTTACCGCACCTTGGACACCGACTGCAAAGTATTCGCCACCGTCAGATGTATTCCAACGTCCTGCAGCTTTACTATCTTCCTGGAGTCTTGTTTTAAATATTGATTGATACTCAGGTGAATCAATTAAATGTTTTGTTTTACGACCAAAGTTTACAGCAAGTTCTGCCGTGTGAGTCGCTTGAATTATTTTTAATTTTGGGTTTTGTCCTATCATCCATGCAGGAAGAAAGAATGATGCAAATTCAGATTTAGTATGCCTAGGTGGCATGTTTATAATTAGACGGGTCAATTCTCCAGTTGCCAATCTATTAAATTTATCTGCTATCTCGGTGTGATGGGACCCCTCTATAAAATCAGGCCACATCCTTTTTACAAAAGGCAAAAATTTAGTACGAACTTGTTTAAGTTCTTTTCTTTGCTCTCGTTGTATGATCTGAATCTTAAGCTTTCTTCTTTCGATTGGATCTTGAATTTTATTAATATCTTGTATCGTTAGCATATATTTCAATGTGGGTAGAAAGTATTATACCCGAATGACTGAGTAAATCAAACACTATAGGGTAGGTCTGGGACCCCTATCAAACAAAGGGGGTATCGACAAAAATGTTTCACGTGAAACTTCAATATAGTTCCTTTAGGGACCCCTATATAAAAATTAGGGTGGGTCCCGCCCACATGCTCTTCTCTATCCTATAATACCCTATGCAATTTCTGCATAGGGTATTTCTTAACGAACTATTAATGTTTTGGATAATGAAATTGCCAGAGCTTCTCGGCTACTTCATTTATTTTTTTCCAGTCAGGTTTATTATTGTAAGTTCTAAAATCTCTTTGGATATTCTTTTTAAAACCATCAATGATCCAATCTTTTTTAACTGGAGTATTCATTAATTTATTTAAGACTCGTTCCCAAGTTCTTAAACATGTCTCCCTTGGAAATAATCTAACATAACCATAACAAGTAAATGGATTAGTTAGATCTATGTTTTTATATCCAGTAGGAACCAAAAGTAATTGACTTGTATTTACTGATTTGTACATGTCCATTAGTCTTTGGATTTTTAACCCTGTACCCCGCAACATTTTATTCATTTGCCAGATACAAAGTCCCCGGTCAGTTATTCTCCTTTCATGAAACCTGGGTTTTGTTTTGTAGGCCTTATCTTCTTTGTTTACAAAGTTTATCATTGTATTCCTTTCGTTAAGTTATGTAGGATAATACAGGAACGTGGATCAGAGTCAACCCCTTAAATTTTTTTTCCTCCCCGGGTGGGCCCCGCCCACATGCTCTTCCCTGACCCATTTTGGTCATAGTGTGTAGGATTATCCTTGACACAATATCTTGTGCTATGTGTCGTGGAGCGATTTCTCGCTCCACGATTTTTTATTTATTTATCAAATTTAAACTCCATTTGTTTTTGTTTTTTTGCTTCCATAAATGCTTTGTGTAATTGTTCATTCAAAAATAATTTACGATCTATTTCTCGTATCTTCATTTCTGAATATAGAAACAATCCAAAACCACCTGCAATTAAAAACATACCGATATATAAAACAATATTCCAATCCATATTATTTACTCGGTAAAGCTAATAAAGAAGTCGGAATATCAAGCTGTATTCTAGCTGTACTCATTTCTTTACTTAACTCGGTTAATGTTGGTTGTATGTGGCTTCCTGTATGCAGGATAGTCAAACACTTTTCACGTTTGTTTTCTAATGCGTGATAAAGTTTATGTTTTGATCTAACAAATTTTTCTGCTTCTTCAAAACATACTTTTCGCAGTTTTTTAGTTATATAATCAACTGCGTTTTCTTCTTTGACTTTTACAGTAGAGATTGAAGTTTCCCACTTTCGCAATTTTTGAAATCGCTTAAATCGGTCTTCAATATCATCTGCCACTTTTTTAGCTTCCATTTCCAACTTGTATTCAATCTGGGCTTTTTCTGATTGAAACTTTATAAGAGCTTTACACCTCTTATCTAGTTCCTTAATCATTTTATCAAAGCCAAGTTCCTTTGGAAATTGGTTTATCTTTTTATTGACAATCTCTTCTGCTTGACTGTCAATTTCAGTTTCAACTATATTAACTTGAGTATCAAACTTTCTGTTTGTTAAGTCTTTATAGTAATCAACGTGGTCTTTTCTTAATGGTTGCATAATGTATTCCTTTCTGTTTGAGTTATTATTACAACTGATTTGTTTATAGGTTATTATAGGATAAGTGTCAAGCCCTAAAAAGAAAAAAATTTTTATTTTTTTATATGGGTGGGACCCGCCCACATGCTCTTCTCTACTTTAGAATGGTTCTAAATTAGGTGCGACAATATTGTCCTTGTTATTATAGGATATTATGGTATAACTTAATTTCAGCCTCATTTGAAGTTTTATCGCTGAAACAAAACAATAAAACTTAACGGGACTTGCACCGGCAAAAGCAAGTAGGATTTTGGCGTTGGCCAAGTACACTCTTCGGAGTTTTCCGCAACGCCACTGATCCCTGGTCCTATTAGTGCTTCGGTCTATAGATCCGATTGTGTGAAGAGGACCTGGGATCAGACTGATCCCTGGTCTTATTATTTGTATGACGATACGAAATGCATTTCGGTAATAGGACCTGGGATCAGTTGTTGTATGGCCTAGAAGGTTGCAACATCAACAGCTGGTTAATCCTACGGCTACCGGGATTTAAAACAGACTAGCTGACTAGTTTTAAACTAGGACTGCTTGCAGTTCGGGGTTTAAATTTATGTAGGCGGGGTTGCTCCGTAAGACCTACAATAGTCGTAAAACACAAGCCAACAAGCAAAAAAAATAAGGGTGGGTCCCGCCCACAAGCTCTTCACTGTCCTCCGCCATCCCCAACCACCGGCCAAGGATAAAGGATATTATAGGAG